CGGCGGTAATATTTGCATTGCCGCTCGCCCTTTCGGCAGTTGCAGGAATAATAACCGCACGGGTTGATTAGTAGCCACGTTCCGTTATAAATGACAGGAGCCGATTTTGGGCGTTTTTAGCCGTAACCAGAGAGTCAACTCTCAACCGATGCGCGCGTCAGGAATACCTACGCCAGCTGCAGCACTACCATCTAACTCAGTCTTTCTCAGCGACCAGGGTCGCGCTATTTCTGCGTCCTACTCCGTACTCCGCCCGCTTGTTGCCGCGGCCGTACAGGTAAACCTAAACGACAGAGGAGAAGCAGACCGCTTCAAGAATCGTCGCATGGCGCAGTCTTCTAGCTGGCAGAACGAAGCTTGGGAATACTACGATGCTATTGGCGAGATCAAATACGCCTTCAACCTAGTTGCCTCGGTTGTGTCCCGTATCCGCCTCTATGCAGCCATTGTTCAGGACCCATCAGAGGCCCCAAAGCCAGTCCGCCAGGTTGCTAACCTAGACGCCGACCTGGCCCAAGCCGCAGAACGTGCAATCCTGCGTCTAGACAGCGCATACGGAGGCCAAGCTGGACTCCTTCGCGACGCAGCCCTAAACCTTCTAACCGCCGGCGAATGCTACCTTGTTCAGATGCCATCCCTTGCGGGCACGGGAACTCCTGAGTCCTGGGACATCCGCTCTGTTGACGAACTAACCCTTGACGCCAAGGGCAACTACATTATTGCTGGACGTCGAGAGTACCAAGCTGGGACCTCGACCATGAACGGAAACGCTCGCGGAGCCCTCCGTCTTCCTAAAAACGCTTTTGTTGGCCGCATCTGGCGCGCTCACCCACGTTACTCGGACGAAGCAGACTCGAGCCTACGCGGCCTTCTCGACATGTGTGCCGAGCTTTTGCTCCTCAACCGTACATTCCGCGCTACCGCACGCTCTCGCCTCAACGCTGGAGCCCTTTATCTTCCAGACGGCCTCTCTGTAGCTGCTACTCCGGACCCAAACTACCCTTACGAGGACGAAGACGGTCTTTATAGCGACCCAACGCCCGAAGAAATGGCTGACGAGTTCGAAGACCAGCTAATCGACGCGATGACAACCCCGATTCGCGACGAAGACTCGGCTTCAGCCGTTGTTCCGCTTGTAATTCGAGGTCCAGCTGATCTTGGCGACAAAATTAAGCAGTTTAAGTTCGAAAGAAGCTTTGACCCAGCGCTTGCTCAGCGTGCAGACCGTGTTTTGGAGCGTATTTTGCAAGGTCTCGACGTCCCTAAGGACGTTGTAACCGGTTTGGCCAACGTTAAGTACTCAAACGCTCTCCAAATCGACGAAGCTCTCTACAAAGCACACATCGAACCACTAATGTTGCTCATTGCAGACGCTTTGACCGTTGTTTACCTACGTCCTTACCTCATTGCAAACGGCTATAGCCCAGCGGACGTCGACCGAATCGTAATTTGGTACGACCCAAGCGCAGTTGCGACCCGTAACGACCGTGCGACGGACGCAGACAACGGTTTCGACCGTATGGCAGTATCTTTCCAAACCTGGAGACGTGCTCACGGCTTTGCCGAAGCAGATGCACCGAGCCCAACAGAGCTTGGACTACGTATTCTGCTTGAGAAGGGCATGATTACGCCAGAACTTAGCGAGTCTATGCTTGCAGCGGTTGCCCCAGATATCATTAAGGCGGCTCGCGCAGCTCAGCAGACCCAGAGCGTTGGTCCGCTGACCGATGAACTAACCCAGGCGTTACAAGGACAGACCGTTACCGCCCCTGAAGAAGCTCCGGCTCCTGCGCAGCCCGCAGAAGCTCCGGTAGAAGCACCACCAGCAGAAGAAGCACCTATTCAACTAGCTGAACCCACCACAACCGAAACAGAAATCCCCGAGTAAGGAGTAAATAATGCATTCAGAAGTACCAGACAACTACAGCAAGGAAGGCTTGGCGCAAGCACTTGCCAAACTTCTTGGCTCAACAGTTGCTGCACAATATATGGCTCACGGATTCCACTGGAACGTTAAGGGTCCTGAGTTCACTCAGTTCCACAAGTTCTTTGGTAAAATCTATGAGGAATGGAGTGGAACCGAAGACCAACTAGCGGAGTACATCCGTGCACTTGGCTACGACGCTCCATACTCTCTACAGCAGTTTGATGCCCTCTCATTTATCGAGACTAGACCTGCTGCGGGAGAACCACTAGAGATGGCAACCTACCTGTACGAAGCAAATATCATGCTTCTAAACTGCGTAGAGGACATCTTTAATCTAGCAACCGCAATTAACAGCCATGGTATTGCAAACTTTGCAGCAGAGCGTATGGATGCACACCAGAAGCTATCCTGGATGCTCGGAACCACCATTGGTGCCGACTCAATGCAGATCCAGACTCTTGATATGGGAAAATCTGGGGCTGAAGTTCTTCTAAACGTAGCTGACAACGATAACGACGAGTCACTACCAGAACTTCAGCCTACCCCTGAGTCAATCCGTCACGCCATGCTTGCTGCTGGACACCTAGTTCCAGAAGAAGCAGACCTGGCCCAAGCCCTCATTGAGATTGCCGACAAGTACGGCAAGTTCAACGAGGACAACACCGGCATCTGGGCTGACTACCACGAACCAGAGGATAACCCTTACGCCGAGATGGGCGTTAAGTGTGGAAACTGCGTTTTATATCGTGGCGGTCAAGAATGTGCCGTAGTTGCGTTTGCAGTTGAGCCAGAGGGTTACTGCCGCTTTGCGGTTCTACCTGACGGCACTGTTGACCCAAGCAAGGCTCCAAGTAAAGACCCGTACAAGCACGATCACAAGGTTCTACCTGGCCAGTTCTCTGGCGGAACAAGCGTCCCTGTAGAAATCCTTGACATGAGCAAGGTAAAAAAGCCAAAGCCTAGCACCTTGCTTGCTGATGCCGACTACGGAGACAAGTGTCCTCCTGCAACTCAGGACATTGTTCTAAACATTGAGAACCGTCAAAACGCAATCGACAATGTTGGCTACGGGCCGCTAAATCCAAACGAACCGAACAACGAGTTCTGGCAGGATAAGGCCGATCGTTGGAAGATTGAGCCAGCAGAAGCTAAAAAGAGTGTTTGTGGCAACTGCGTATTCTTTGACCGTCGCCCTAAGACGCTAGATTGTATCGAAGAAGGACTAGCGTCCGGCGGCTCTGGTGACGAGAGTGCCTGGGACGCAATAGACCAAGCCGAACTTGGTTACTGCACCGCTCTCGACTTCAAGTGTGCCGCAAGCCGCACATGTAACGCATGGGCAGCTGGCGGTCCGATCACGGAGGACGTCGAGAAAGACGAGTCTGTAACTGCTACCGCAGGATCAAAACCAGCCCCTAAGAAAGACCAGATCAAGGGCTCTAGCAAGAACAAGAAGGGCTCAGCAGCCACCGGACGTAAGATTACCTTCTCGAAGGCTGTAGAGAAGTCTCTCAAGGACAAAGTTGAGACCCACAACAAGAGCGTTACCGCTGACAGCAAGAAGGTTACCCTTTCTATGCTCAAGGCAGTTTACCGCCGCGGAGCTGGAGCTTTCTCAACCTCACACCGACCAGACCAGAACCGCAACTCGTGGTCCATGGGCCGCGTTAACGCTTATCTACGTCTAGTTAAGTCTGGCAAGCCTGACAACGCTAAGTACATCAGCGATAACGACCTACTACCTGACGGCCACCCAAAGAGCACTAACAGCAGCAAGTCTTTGACCGCTTCTGTCTTTGCAGACCGTGAACTTTACATCGAACTCCAGGACGAGAGCATGTACGAAGGGCCAGAAGAGGCCTTAGTTGCAATGGCAGAATACTCTGGACTGGGATATGAAACTATTCCTGTTTTTCGCGCTGCTTGGCGTCGAGGAGTGGCTAACAACGAGTCACCTTTTGACAGAGCAGCTAGATTATCTATAGACTTATACGACAGCGAAGATTCAGACCTGCTACCAAAGCAAGAAGAGGAAGATCAGTAAGCGTGAGCAATCTAATTAATGAATTTGACAATAACTTTGACATTGAAGGCGGCCTCAAGCATGCCATCATCGACATTATTGAGTCAAGACGGGCCGAGATTCCTGCTGAGCGCATGGTTGAAGAGGAAACCCTTTTTCAGGTCGCTGAGCGTGTTTTGGAGTCAAACTCGGAGCTAGACGCTGATGTGCGCTATTTCAACTCACTTCGCGAAGTCACCAATTTTATTACTTTTGCCACAGAAGGCGCAATTTCTAAAAATGTTGTAAAACACGCAGATTTGCTTCCAATCTCGCACCCAGCATCCGAGGCAGAGACTGCTCTTACAGCTTCAGCACTACGTAGCCTCCGTGCGCAGTGGTACGCAGCTGACCCACGCATTATTAACGAAGAAGCCCGCGCCATCATTGCTTCGCTATACAGCAGTAACCCTCTTTCAACCGACTACGCATATAACCTAATC